GAAGTTCAACTTTATTCTCTCTTTATTGGGATGATGATACTGCTTTAGAAGATTTAGGACAATATATATTTTCAACAAATAATACTGGAATTTGGGCTAATGAAAGTGCGGTTAATTTCACAAGTACACCAGAGTGGGCGAATGTTACTTTGACTTTAAATGATACGGTTGGGATTTCAATAGGGTGGAGAATGTATGCAGACGATAACGCTGGGAATGTTAATGTTACTTCTATTTTTACGCTTAATACGACTTCAGGAAATCCTAGTATCAATTATACTTGTGTATTGCCTCTTACATATATTAGATTTACTAATTGTTCTCCTGATTGGGAATGGTTTCCAAGTATTCCAAATGGCCAAACATCTTCAGTAGCAAGTATTAATGTAACAAACAACGGAAGTGATATAGGTAGTTTTTCAATTAAAATGGATGGTGCTGCTAATACTAATTGGACATTATATGCATCTAATCAATCAGATATGTCTCAGAATATAACATTAACAGATTTAGCACAAACTATTTGGACTAATGTGGCAGTGGATGAAGTAAAATCTGTTTGGTTATTTGCTAATTGCTCTTATGTATCTACTAACCCTGGAGTTAGTATTATAATGGAGGTGCTTTGATGGCAATAACAGTTGGTGTTGAACTTACTAAAACTATTTCAGATACTTTAGGGATTGCTGATAGTATTGATGATGCTGCCGTTTATAACAGAAGTTTAGCAGATATTATAGGGATTACAGATTCATTATCTAAAATTTCTATTTTTAATATAGCACTAGATGATGCTTTAGCTATTACTGATATTTTAGCATCAATCAGAAAGTCAACAATTGCTTTGGCAGATACTTTGAGTTTGAGTGATAGTTTGGCTAAGTTTTCTATTTTTAATATAACCATAGGAGATACTTTAGGATTAAGTGATAATTTATTAACTAGTGGAAACTTAACAATTGCTATAGGAGATACTTTAGGGATTACAGATAGTCTAATAACTAGTGGAAGCTTAACAATTGGCATAGTAGATACTTTGGGAATTACTGATTCATTATCTAAAATCTCTATCTTTAACATTGCTTTAGACGATACATTGGCATTAACTGATAGTTTAATACTTAGCCCTACAATTATTTTATCTGATACTTTAGGTATTACAGATAGCTTGGCAAAGACTTCTATCTTTAACATAGCATTAAGTGAAACTTTAACTATATCGGATAGTTTAACAGCTAGCGGAAGTTTAACAATTGCTATAGCTGATACTTTAAGTTTAAGTGATAGTTTAGCCAAAATTTCTATTTTCAATATAGCACTGAGCGATACTTTGGCTATAACAGATGCCATAGCAAAATCAATACTAAAAATACTATCAGATACACTTGCAGTGAATGATAGTTTGAGTAGTGTATTTCGATTTAATCGAGCATTATCTGATACCCTAAATCTAAGTGATAGTTTAAGTTCCAAAATTGAATTTGTTAGAATATTAAGTGATACTTTGAATATGTCAGATAGTTTGAGTGCTATACGTAATGTGATATTAGCATTAAGCGATACTTTGGTGATAACAGATATTCTTGTTAGTGACAAAATTGCCATACTTTTAGCAAGGATGTTTATTTTGAGAAATTCGAATGCAGATAAATCTCTTAGAGCAGCTGATACTGACTTTATTATAAGGGAGGTATGAACAATGGAAGTATTTAAAATAAAAAAATCAGATACTCAACCATCACTACAGGCTACATTACAGTATAATAATGGTTCACCAATCGATTTGACTAATTCAACTATATATTTTATTATGGGTAAGTTAGCAGATTATGCTACATATAGGTCTGGTACGTGCTCTACCGTTTCAGATACAGGTGGAATATGCAAATATGACTGGAGTAATCTTGATACAGGTTCTGTTGGAACTTATTGGGGAGAATTTGAAGTAAATTGGGGGTCTGGAAGTATTATGACATTACCAAACAACCATAATTTGAAGATTGAAGTTTTGGAGGATTATAACTAAATGGTTAGAGTAACTGGAACAAGAGGAAATATAGTTAATGTTCAAGTATTTGGAATAGCATCAACTATGGCAAGATTAAAAGCTGCAAATATTTCAGTTTCTAAAGGTGCAGATTTTGGTGTTGTAAGAGCTGGAACATTTGTTGAAGAAGAAGTTAAAGATAGTGTAATGGGGGATAGAGCTGAACCTAAATCTGTGGATACAGGACATTTTGTTGAAGATGTTAAATTTGATAAAATGGGAAAAGCAGCTGGTCAAGTCCATGCACCAACTACTCCTTATGCAGATTTTTTAGAGTTTGGAACATCAAGGATAGATGCAAGAAGTCATTTTCGAAATACAGAAAAAAGAAGTTTTGGAAAGGTTAAAGATATTATAGCAAAGGAAATTAAATTTATATAAAATAATTCTATTTATTTAAAAAGTTTATTTTATTTATTATGATAAGATACAAGCGAGTATCTTGAATAATCCAAGCGAGGAAAGAGATGACAGTAGAAGAAGTAAATAGCAAAACATTTTTAACAGATTTGATTATCTTAATCAGAGATAACATTCAGACTAGTATTGAAGACCCAATTCCTACAAGACCATCAAGTGAACGATTTGTTATGACAAGTTATCCACGAAAACCTATTAGATATCCAATTATTACTGTTACTGATACAGGTTCAAGACAAGAAGGTAAATTAGGAATGGGTAGTGAAGGAACAATGCTTCGGTTGGGAGTTGAGATTAGAATTTGGGCAAGGAATGTTAAGGAAAGAGACGAATTATTTGATGATGTTTATGATTATCTTAGAACAAATCAATCATCTGGAGATAATTTAATAGGAGCTAACTTACATGATTTTAGTATGGGTAGTGCAGTGAATGTTTCTGAGGAAGATGTTAAATCAAAAGTCATAGAAATAAATTATTTGTTTTTATGTATTTGAAAGGAGGTATAAGAAATGAGTAAATATATGAGCGACCAAAATCAGTTGTGTTTTATTTATGAAAGTGGAACATATGGTTCTGCTATAGCAGCTGGCTCAAGACATTGGATTGGATTAGTACAGGAACATACTATTGACGAGAATATGAATGTTATTCCGATAAGATATCAAGGTTCTACAGATAGAAATGTTGATATGTTTGAAGATGGCAATTTAGATGTTACAGGAACATATAGTTATTTTCCACAAGATTGGAAACAGTTAGGATTTGCGATTGGAAGTGTTAGTGATTGTCCATCTTTTGCAGGTACAGGTTCACATGTGATGTCAGAGACAAATAGTGATGACCAAAGTAATACTGCTGTAGGACAAATTTTGAATAGTTTCGTTTTGGAAGATAGTAAGAATAATGGAACAGCAGGAAGTAATTTTGTTAGAACATCTAGCGGTTGTATGATTGATTCAATGACAACTACTTGGTCTCAAGGAGAACCAGTAAGTTGTGAAGTTAATTATATGGCACAATCAGTTGTATTTGCATCTGGAGCGGTAGTAGCAGTTACGCCAACTACAACAAGACCATTTATGAGTAACAAAAGCTTGCTTCAAATTCCATCAGGAACTACAATTGATAATGCTGCAGATTTTGCATTCACTGTGAATAACAATTTAGAAGCAGGACATTATGTTAATGGTAGTAGGGTTATTCAAGAGCCATTGCCAGTAAACAGAGATTATGAATTGACAGCAACTGTTAAAATGGATTCGGCTAATGCAAAAACATTCTACGAGAATTACTTCTTAGGAGGTAGCGAGTTTAATGCAATGATTCAATCTATTGGAGCAGGAGGAAGTTTGTTTGTGGTTATGAGCGGATGTACAATGACAGACATGGAAACTCCATCGCCAGTTGAAGGAACGCAAGACCAAACATTGACTATAACTCCAGCACACGTTGAAGTTACTGTAGAAGATGCAATTGCACAATATACTGCATGGTAAACAATTTTTATTTTCTTCTTTATTTTTTGAGAAGAAATGAACATATATAATTGAATATATATGTTTAAATAAATAATATGAAAGGAGGATAAAGAAAAATGGTAGACATAAAAGATATGATTTTCACAAGAGGTGAAGATGGTGTTTTAATTTCACAGGAAGTAGAGTTAGAATTATTACCTGATAAGCCAAAGGTTAAGATAGTTCCACTAACAAGAGGAAAGCTTCAAGAAATTTATGCACAAGCAACTACTGGTAGTGCTGAAGAAAAAGCAAAGGCAGATACTGAAATTATTAAATGTGGTTTAGCTGAACCTAAGCTTACTGATATACAATTGAGTGACCTTAAACCTTTATGGGCAACAGCAATAACAACTGCAATTTTGTCTGTTTCTTTAGGGATAGGACAAGATGATGTCAAGAAACAGGCTCAGAGTGTAATTGAACAGCAAGAAGCAGAATTAAAAAAGTAGTTGAGGAGGAAAATATGATGCTTTGGCTTCATAGTCAAGGTTATACATTTTTCTCCATACCAAGACTTACTTATCCTGAGATTAAAATGATTGTCAATGCAAAGAATAGACAAGTTAAGAAACAGGAGTCAGAACAAAAAAGAATGGAAAGAAAAAGCAAAAGAGGTCGTAAAAGATAATGAAATGGTTTTGGATTATTTTGGGAATGATAATAGGATACTACATTGTGGAGGCAATATTATAAAATGGCAATGGGAGCATTAGGAGCAGGAATGTTGGGAGGAGCAGGAATAAACATAGTTATACGTGCTGTTGATAAGTTTAGTGGAATATTTGCAAAAGTAAATAAGAGTATGATATTGATGGGAACTGCTTCTGTAGTTGCTGGAGCGTTAATTGCTAGTGGAATGATTAAAGCAGGAAAAGCAGCAGCAGAAGTTGAAATAGAATATGCTAAAGTTAATACATTATTAGAAGAAGGTCAAGATGCTCAAAAATTATTTGGTAAGTTTGTCCAAGAAACAAATGCATTAATGGGAAACCAAGGAGACCAATTAAGTGCTTTAAGTGGTTTATATCAAGTAATTTCGGCTGGTATTACAGATACTGGAGAAGCACAAGAATTTATGAATAAAGCAACAATAGCAGCTGTAGGGGGCTCGGCTGAATTATCAGATGTTATTCTTGCTGGAACAAAAGCAATTGCAGCATTTGGTTTAGATGTTGATGATACTGGAAGGGTTATGGATGCTTTTGCAGGAACAGTCAAAGCTGGGCAAACAACCATGGGAGAATTATCAAACGCATTTCCGACTGTGGCAGGTATGGCAGGACAAGCAGGATTATCAATAGAGGAAACTTTAGGTACTTTTGCAGGATTGACAAAAGTTTTAAGTAGTAGTGAAGAAACAGCGACTTCTTTATCAGCAACTATTAGAGGATTCATAAAACCAACAACCGATATGCAAAATGCAGTAGAAGCATTAGGTTTTGAAAGCTCTACTACTATGATTAAAGAAATGGGTCTAAATGAATCTTTGAAATTGTTAAATGATTATGTTGAAGGTGATACTGAAGCAATGGCTAAATTGTTTCCAAATGTTAGAGCATTGAAAGCAGTATTTCCATTATTAGGATTGGCAGCAGATGATGTTGCTGCTTCTATTGATATAGTAACAAATTCTGCAGGATTATCACAGAAACAATTTGAAGATATGACTAATACTGTTCAGTATCAATGGGGTGTGGCAATGAGTGAAGCAAGAAATGCATTTATTGATATTGGTAGAGTAATTAATAAAACATTTGTACCTGCAATGAAAGGTTTAGGATTTATTATAAAAAAGATATCCAAATTTTGGTTAGCATTACCAGAACCTATAAAGAAAGTAGTTGTAGTACTTGGAGCACTTGTTGCAGCAGCATTAATAGTTGCAGGAGTAATTATGATTATAGTTGGAATGAAAGCACTATTAGTAGCATTATTTGTTGGAGCAGCTACAGCAATTTGGGGAGCAGTTGTAGCGAGCTTAGCATTTATAGCAGTCAACATTTGGTGGATTGCAATTGCAGCTATTGTTATAGCTGCTATTGCAGGAATAGTGTATGGAATAAAATGGTTAATAAAAAATTGGGATGCGGTTGTTGTTTTCTTGAAAAAAACATTTGCTCCTGGGATAGAGTTTACAATATCTATAGTTGATGCATTAACAGCAGCATTCAGATGGTTATGGGACCATGGAGTAGGATGGGTATGGGGGAAGCTTAAAGAATTTTACACATGGGTCAAGGAGAAACTGTTGTGGGTTTTGGAAAAAGCAATAAGTCTTCTAAATGCTATAACAAAAAAGAGTGCAGGTGTAGAAGGTGGAGGAGAAGGTGGCGGAGCAGCATCACAACCTGTATATGGACCTGTTAGACCAGCAACTGCTTCATCATTAGGTGGAGTTTTAGGTAGTAGACAATTAGGAGGAGCTATTAATCAAACTGGATTATACAAATTACATAAAGGAGAGTATGTTACTCCTGCTGGTGGAGGTGGAACTACCATTATTAATAACTTCTATGGTGATGTAAGTGGAGAAGAAATAGTTGACAAAGTAATAGAAGGAATGCAAGATAAATTAAGGAATAAAATATCACTATGACAGTATATAGCCAAATCCAAGTTGCAGGAAATGTAGTTCCAAATATTAGTTCGCTTCAAGTAAATAAATCTACTTCTGAAAATAATGCTTCTTCCAGCTTTACTGCTGCAATAAATAATTACACAGGAAGTTATTCAGATAATTATACTATTGGCAATAGTGTAGAAATATATGCAGATACTGATACTTCTCCTCCCACAACGCAAATATTTTCTGGAATTTTAGAGGATATAAAATTTGATGGAAAATCTAATGAAGAAAAGCTTACATTAAGAGGCAAAGATTATACTATTCGTCTCATTGATAGAACTGTAGAGCCAGAAGTATATAACAATCTTTTAGCAGGAAGTATCGTAAAAGATATTATCTCTAAATATACTGATGATATTACAGTCAATAATGTAGAAGATTCAGATACAACTATAAGTAGAGTTGCATTTAATCAAACTCCTGTTTTTGATGCAGTAAAACAATTAGCTGAACAATCAGATTCAGTTTTTTATATAGATAATAATCATGATTTGCACTTTCAACCAAAATCACAAACATCTTCTGGTAAGACTTTTGATAATACAAATATATTAGAGGATAGTATTAAAGAACAAAGAGACACAGTCTACAATGAAATTTGGGTCTATGGAGATAGATATTTAGATGGAGTTCAAGATTCTTTTACTGGAACTGGAAGCACAAGTGAATATGCTCTTATTTACAAGCCACACAATACCGATATAACAATTGATGGAGTAACTCAAAAAGGTGGAATAAAAAATATGATGATTGAAAATACAGTTAGTGGAATTGATTACACTGTTAGTTTTGATGATAGATTAATTACATTTCAATCTGGAACTGATATTGGATATGATGCTACTCCTGGAAGCAATGCTGCTGTGGTAATGGATTATATGAGAAGTTTGCCTATTGTAAAAGTTGGGAAGGATAATGACAGCATTGCTACCTACGGAAAAAGAATTAAGATAATTGAAGACACAAGTATAAAAGACCCAGAAACAGCACAGGAAATTTTAGTAAAGGCATTATCAGAAAGTATTGAACCAAAAAAACAAGGACAGATAAAAATAAAAGGTGTTGTAGATGTAACACCTTCAAATACTTGTGTGGTGAATATTCCATTTCATAATATTGATAGCCAAACTTATGATATTCTTGAAGCAGCATATAATTTCAGCTCAATGTCTGAAAGAAAAGAAGATGTTTTGACGCTTAAAGTTAGTAAGAAATTTGCAGATACTACAGATACATTAAAGCAAATGCTTTTGGATATTAAAAATCTTCAAGGAAGAAACATTTCAGATAGTGATATTTTAACGAGATTTGAATTCACAACTGGAAGTCTTGGAATTAGACAAAGTGGATTAAATATTTCAACATCAACGATAACTCAAAGCGGATTGTATTGTTTTTGGGAAGGTGGTGATTCAACTATTACTGGAACACTGGCATCAGGAACAGACCAGAAAGGATTGTTTGGAGAAGGAGTTGGAAGTCCATTTGGACCATTCGAAGATGATTGGTCGGGGGGATATTTTTAAATGAAAGGAGGATTAAAATGGTAATAACAAATCATACAAGAAATCAAATGAGTTTATTTTGCGGTGGAAGTGCTACTAATTATGCAGATTATTTTATAATTGGTTCAGGTAGCGGGACTGCATCTGCAAGTGATACTTCATTGGCTTATGCTGTGGATAGACAAGCAGTTACATCAACAACATATCCTGTTAGTCGGAAAGTTAAGTGGCAGGGCGATTGGAACTCTGTGGAAATGTCTGGTATTCAATTGCAACAATTTGGTATGATAACAAGTGGTGCTGGAGTTACAGGAAGTGTGTGGAGCAAAATATCAATGCCTGCTTTGACATTTGATGGAACTAATGAATTGCGAATTGAAGAAACATGGGAGGTTTATTAGTTTTATATAAAATAATTCTATGTTTTTAAAAATTTAGGATTATTAATAAAGATATACAATGGCAACTGCAGAAGGAGTATTTCCAAAAGGAGGTAATGACCCAATTTATTTTAGTGAAATAAACTCATTATTTATGTATATTTTTGGTGATGGTAGTGATGGAGCCAGCACTATTTCTTCAGATACTGATTTAGGATTAGTTACTAAAAATTATACAGACTTAACTGTTGATGTTGGAGATACTTTAACTTTGGGTTCTGGAAGTGTTATTTATGTGAGTGGAACATTGACAGTTAATGGAACAATTGAAGT